CCAATTATATCTGTATCAGTTACAACAATTTTTTCTGCTTCGCCTTGAAGTTCGCCATTAATGTAAAGGTATTTCATTATCTAATCACACCTCCAGTACTTGCTGATTCGTTTGCCGTTGTACCGGTGGGTTGTGTGCTATATTTACCAATAGTAGCCGCAGATGTTGCAGATAAACCATATCTTGTCCCGTTACCCGTATTTGTAGCTGATACAACCCTTGAATGATTTGCTACTATGCAATCTTGACAAACATCCGTTCCAAAATCGCAATTTTCTATTTTCACCATAGATGATACAACATAAACACCTTTATCAGCGGAAGCTCTTGGATTGCAATTCTCAACATATACCCCAATACTTCCGTGTATTCCTATTGTACTGCTACTTTGGATATATTTAATATTTATTGCCTTATCTACTCCCCCAAGGCATCCTTGAATGGTAACACCGTTGACAATTTGGTTGCCAGGAGTAGTTGTATTACCTTTGACTAGAATATACGCTGATTGCTCAGCTATTCTTCCCCGCAGCGTTATTACTTCATTAAGATCACCAATAATTTCAATAACGTAGGGATGTTTAACGCGAAAAGGTATCATACTTTCCGCTTTTGCCCAAGTTTTAAATGCAGTTCCGCTTGTTAAGCCATTATTATTGTCATTACCATTAGTACCGTCAATGTAATAAGTTTTATTAGCGGTACTAACTATATTGTGAACGCCAGAACCGTCCTGCGTAGTTTTGGCCGAATGCGTACCAACCCCAAGAGCATCTTTTAATGTCTTCATGTCGTCACCTTCAATCCGCTGATAATGTATCCGTAGTTGGTGCTCGTCGCCGTGGATTGCCCCTGTATTGTCGCGCCTGAAGCAAGAAAATGAAAGCCACCGTTGAAAGAATCCGACACAGCATCGTTTGCAGGTACGGAATAACTAGGTATTACAGGTATGTCGTCCAGTTTAACCAGTAACTGCGCAGCATTAGTGCTCTGATTGGACACCGTAATGCACTTAACCATTACCCCTGTTGAATCTGTAGTCACCGTATAAAGCGTTGTTAAATCGGAACTAAACGTCCCCTTGCATACTTGAATAGGTGTGTACCTCATCTCTTACACCCCCGCCCATATAATAGGTTCTAAGTCGATAAATTCAAACGTCTGTTTAACCTGCCGGATAGTGGCAGTACTGCCGGTAAAAGATGCCCCGTCGCCAATATGGACTATATTGTCAAAATTTGTGCTTAAACTGCTGGAAGTAACTTTGTACGTCCCCGGCGGGTAATAAAGAATGTTGCCGCTACTGTTAACTACAGCCGCCACCGCTGCATTTATGCTGGTGGAATCATCAGTTATTCCATCACCTTCTGCTCCGTATGATTTCACATTGTGTATACCCATTCTATCCTCAAATAAACTGGATAACTGGGACTGTGTAATATACTTCATCATTTCCTGTCTAACCGTAGGCATATCATCACCGCCTAAGTAATGTCGAAAACGACAACTTCTCTAGTGCCGCCTGTTGACGTGCTGTATAAAGAAACATATCCATTATGCGCAAACACGTCAAAATACTGTGAAGAATTGATTTTCAAAGCATTTATCGTTGTCGGTGCCGTAGTTAAAGTGGATAGATAAATTGGCCCTGAAAAACAACTAATTCTACAATAGGCAGGGCCACTGGTGTTTATCACTTCTGCCGCGCCGGTGGTAGCTGCTGCGGTGGTCACCGGCGATTCAGCGTAGATCGACTTTAACTTTTTAGGTAGTTCCCGATTGAATAATGTCATAACAATCACCTCACTGGGTACGCTTCAAAATTTCTTGATAAGCCTGTTTCGCCCCTCTTATCTCCGCCTGTGCCATCTGCGCCTGAAACTCCGCCTGCCTCGCCTGCTGTTCCTGTTGTGCAAAATGCTTCATCCTTTTGTTTAACTCGCCAATTTGTGCTTTCATCCAGGCACGGTTTCTATTGTTGCTCTCAAAGCCGTAAAGCTGCGTGCATTTTAAAAGGTCGCTGGAAGGTGGAATAATAACCTCAATCCCCATACCTTCAGCAAGTCCTATCCAGTATTCGCACGACGGCCGCTGCCAACCCCACTCGCTATCTGTCGCCATGTCTACGCCGTAAACAGCGATAGTCTTAAACCCCTCATATATCGCAAAAGCTATAAACCAGCTAATGGAATTGGTAAAATACCTTGCTCCCTTACAACCTTTTTCTTCAAAAAAGTTTATTATCTCGTCTTTGGGAAATTTTACCGAGTTGGGTATGTCGTCATACTTCTTCCACATGTAAACAGGGCACGGGCATTCTTTTAAAAACTTTTGATGTTCAGGGTTTGATTTAGACTTACTATTTCTGTCATGTATCTCAAACCATCTGTCTGCTCTAAAGTTCTTTATCTGGTTTCCCACTTTATAGAACTCATTCAAACACCAAATTTCATAGCTCTGGTCGTCCCATGGTGTCTCTTTCCATGAAGGCGCAAAGCCCACAATTGCAACTTTATCTCTCTTTTTCATGCAAGCCTTTTGCATATTAATCCCCCTTAAGATATTAGGAGGGGCCATAAGCCCCTCCATCTTATTAAGTCGAGAACGTCGCTGATGTAGATAGTTTGGCACCGCCATAAATGCTGTCAATGCCCCAAACTGCCGTCGTTAATCCCACCAGTCGTACATAACTGTACGGCGGCTGTAAACCTACATACAGTTTCGGGGCGTATGCCGTGGAATTGTCCATGATTAATGTTGCCGTGCTGCCCGTGTATACTGCCGCAAACTTAGCCGTCGCGTCGGGTACTGCGGTACTTTGCATGGCGAGGATTTTCTCCACGCCAACGGCAGGAGCGTCAAGGGTATAGGTATTGTTGTCGGTAGAGTACGGCAGCAGCGACACACCGTAATTTGCCAGGTTAGCTGAAGTCGTGCCGGTTTCTACCAAATTAACGGTGCCGCTTCCCAGCGTCTTATTAACAAGCGTCTGCGCCTGCGTCGTCCCTACAGCCGTCCATGCCGCCGTGGAGGGCGGTGTCATTTTTGCGCCGCCGGGATATATGGCACCCGTAGTGTCAAACAGTTGCCGTTCGTTCCCGTTGCTGTCCTTTACGTATCCGTCAGCGATGAAAGGCCCAGTTTTAAGCGTCATGTTGTTCACCCCTTTCAGAAAGTCAGGGCACCGTTAATTAGGTGCCCTGGCTCCCTACCAAGCCAATATTTGGCAAGACCCCTGTCTCGTAGATGGCGATCGAGTTCAAATATAAGTTTTTCGTGCTAATCTTATCTTCGTCTGCACTAAAAGTAGTCTTCATAAACCATTGAAACAGCACATGCTCGTAACTCCTGTCCCACAGGAACCATGCCGTCTGGCTGGACATATAGGTGCTGTAGTGCCAGTTAATCTTGGGCAGCTTGTTTGAAGTGTTGGACAGCTCGTAAGCCTTCAACGTGCTGCTCATGATTTCTTCCACCGTCAGCATGTTGATGCTGTGGGTCAGCCCGTCAGTAACCTTTGCCTTCATAGGCCCGCCCTGATGGTTCTTGAACTGGGTAAACATACCTACAGCGGTCTTAATGTTGTCCGGCGTTAGCGAACCGGTGGTCAGGGTATCGTTGTAAGTGCCAGGTACGTTGAGAAGCGGCCTGGAGTTGGTGCATAAAGGCGCACCGTCGGCAAGGTTGGTGGTAAATGCCTCGTCAATGCGCTTAACTGCCCGACTTTCTTCGGCCTCCCTCATGGTACGGGCAAGTTCTTTGGCCTTTGCACTCTTAACAACCGAATACAAATCATATTTAGTTGCTTCTAAGGTTACAGAGTAGCCGTTTGCCCACGTTTTATTTGTAATGGAGGTCTGGTAAGCCTGCTCTACCTTACCGTATTGGATTGCCCCGCCTTCCTGCTTCTCGGAAGCGGCTTGCAGGTTCCCCATGCTGTCATAAGTCTCGGTCTTCTTGGTCGCCTTCTTTTCAGTAGTAAATTCCGGGTACTCTAAAGGAAAACTTTCAAAGTTCTTGGTGAAGATTTCCTTCTGCCCGGCTATTATCATCCGTGATATATCAGCGGTCATTGTGTATGCCATTTAATCTCACCGTCCTTTGCTAATTAATCCGTTAAGGTGCTAAGTGCGA